GCAGCCACAGCCACGGCAGGCGGTATTCATGGCCCGCCCGGAGTACGAGGCTTTGTACGGCGGCGCTGCCGGAGGCGGCAAGAGCGACGCTATCATCATCGAGGCGCTGCGGCAGGTGCATATCCCTCACTACAAGGCGCTGATCCTGCGTAAGACATTCCCCCAGCTGGCGGAGCTGATCGACAAGAGCCTGAACTACTACCCCAGGGCATTCCCCAAGGCCAGGTACAACGGCAGCAATCACACGTGGACATTCCCCAGCGGGGCGAAGATCATCTTCGGAGCCATGCAGTACACCAAGGACCGCACAAAGTACCAGGGCCAGGCCTATGACTTCATCGCCTTTGACGAGCTGACGCACTTTACCTACGAGGAGTACAGCTATCTGTTCTCCCGAAACAGACCCAACGGCCCCGGTACCCGCGTGTACATCCGGGCCACGGCCAACCCCGGCGGCGTGGGCCACGGCTGGGTGAAGGAGCGATTTATTACGGCGGCTCCGCCCATGCACCCGGTGAGCGAGGAAGTGAGCTGGCGCGACCCCAAGGGCAACGAGATCACCAGTGTGCAGCAGCGTATCTTCGTGCCGTCCAGCGTCTTTGACAACCCGGCCCTGCTGCAAAACGACCCGCAATACGTGCAGCGCCTGGCAGCCATGCCGGAGGCGGAGCGCAATGCCCTGCTCTACGGCGACTGGAACACATTCAGCGGCCAGGTATTCACGGAATGGGTGAACGACAGCGATCACTACAGAGACCGGGCAAACACCCATGTGATAGACCCGTTCCCCATCCCGGCGCACTGGGCGATCTGGTGCGGGCTGGACTGGGGCTACTCCCGCCCGTTCTCCGTAGGCTGGTATGCTGTGGATGATCAGCGGAGAATGTACCGCGTGCGGGAGCTGTACGGCTGCACCGGCACGCCGAACACCGGCGTAAGGTGGGAGCCGGGCGAAGTGGCCAGGAAGATCAAGGAGATCGAGGCCGAGGACGTAAACCTGAAAGGCCGCCTGATCCACCGCGTGGGCGACCCTGCTATCTGGGGCAGCGACGGAACAGAGAGCATTGGCGCTCTGATGGAGCGGGAGCGGGTTTTCTTTGAGCGGGGCGACCATGCCCGCATTGACGGCAAGATGCAGCTGCATCACCGCCTGGCCTTCGACGAGGAAGGCCACCCCATGTTCTATGTGTTCAACACCTGCAAGCACTTTATCCGCACGGTGCCCAACCTGGTCTATGACGAGACCAACGTGGAGGACATCGACACCGACGGCGAGGATCACATCTACGACGAATGCCGGTATGTGTGCATGAAGAACCCCATTGCACCCAGACCGAAGGCTATCGTGAAGCCCAGGCCCTACAATCCCCTGGACGCCGACGAGGCAGCCAGCTACGACCGCTACGAATTTTACAGGAAATACTGAGGAGGGTATCAACAATGGCAAATATCTTTGGGAAGAAACCCGCCGTCGTTCCGCCTGCCAGGATGGACGGCGCGCCGGGCATCGCACCGGAGGGCGAGCTGCCGCCCGCTCTGACCGCGATGCTGCTTAACCGCAGCCAGACGCAGAAAACCATCGGCCAGGAGGACATACGCAAGGCGGCGACGATCCTGCGGACCTACAAGGAGGGCAAGGCCAACCTGGAAAGCCGCATTGTGGAGGATGAATTGTGGTGGGAGCTGCGCCACTGGGAGGCGATCCGCACCGGCAAGCGCAACGCCGGGCCGCCCCACGGTGCCGACGGCGTTCCCGTCGGTGCCGGTGGCACCAGAGCGGCAGCACAGCCGGAGCCGTCCTCTGCCTGGCTGTTCAACTCCATCCTGAACAAGCACGCTGACGCAATGGACAACTACCCGGAACCCGTGGTGCTGCCCAGGGAAAAGGCGGACGAGCAGAGCGCGAAGGTCCTCTCCTCTGAGCTGCCGGTGCTGCTGGAGTACAACGACTATGAGCAGACCTACTCCGACAACTGGTGGGAGAAGCTGAAACACGGCACGGCCGCCTACGGTGTGTTCTGGAACACCGAAAAGGAAAACGGCCTGGGCGATGTGGATATTCGGGAGATTGACCTGCTGAAGCTGTTCTGGGAGCCTGGCATCACTGACATTCAGAAGTCCCGCAACCTGTTCTTGGTGGAGCTGGTGGACGAGGACCTTCTGGAGCAGGAATACCCGGATCTGAAAGGCAAGGCCAAGGGCAATGCCGTGGACGTGAAGGAATACCTGTACGACGACACCGTGGACACCAGCAACAAGGCTGTGGTGGTGGACTGGTACTACAAGGTCAAGCACCCCGGAGGCCGCACAGTGCTGCACTACGTCAAGTTCGTGGGCGACACCCTGCTGTACGCCAGCGAGAATGATCCGGCATACCGGGAGCGCGGCTTCTACGATCACGGCCAGTATCCCGTTGTCCTGGATGTGATGTTCCCGGAGAAAGGAACGCCGGTAGGCTTTGGTTATGTGGCCGTGTGCAAGGACCCGCAGCTGTACATCGACAAGCTGAGCGCCAACATCCTGGAAAACGCTATGATGGCCACAAAGAAGCGTTTCTTCGCCTCCACAAGCACCGCCGTAAATGTGGAAGAATTCCTGGACTGGAACAATCCGATCGTGCACGTGGAGGGCGAGCTGGACGAGCGCAGGCTGAAAGAGATCGTGTGCCAGCCCCTGGACAACATCTACCTGACAATCATGCAGATGAAGATCGAGGAGATGAAGGACACGGCCGCCAACCGGGATGTGAACAGCGGCGGTACCGGCTCCGGCGTTACTGCTGCGGCGGCGATTGCCGCACTGCAGGAGGCGGGCAACAAGGCCAGCCGGGATATGATCTCCGCCAGCTACCGTGCGCATACCCGGATCAATACGCTGTGCATTGAGCTGATCCGCCAGTTCTATGACGAAACCCGCTCCTTCCGCATTGCCGGAGAAACGCCGGGCGGCTACACCTTCGTGGATCTGGACAACCGGGCGTTGCAGGATCAGGTGACCGGAATGGACACCCAGGGTGTGCCTATGTACCGCAGGCCGGTGTTCGACCTGAAGATCATGGCCCAGAAGAAGAACCCCTTCTCCCGGATGGAGCAGAACGAGCGGGCCAAGGAGCTGTACGGACTGGGCTTCTTCAACCCCGAGCGGGCGCAGGAAGCCCTGGGCGCGCTGGAAATGATGGAGTTTGAGGGCAAGGACAAGGTTCTGGAACGCGTGCAGCAGGGACAGACGCTGCTCAATATCTGCCAGCAGATGGCGCAGCAGATGAACCAGATGATGGCCGTGATCCAGGCGTTGACCGGGAAAGGCCCTGGAGCGCCCGGTGAGCCTGCCGCTCCCCAGGAGGGCGGCGGTTCGGCTGCTGTCGTAAAGGACACGGGGAAGCCGAGCGGCGACCTTGCAAGAGGCGTTATGCAGGCGCAGACACCCATGACAGGTTACGGCCAGCGCCTGGCCGAACGCAGCAAGCCCAACATCGGAGGCTGAGCAATGACGAGGGTATATCTGGAGCAGGACGGCAACCGTTATTGTGTGTGCTGTAAGGGGCACGCCACCGGCAGCGTGGAGGCCTGCGCCGCCGTTTCGTGCCTGGTTTACACCCTGGCGGGCTGGCTGCGTAATGTGGCCACCCTAACGGTGGAGGAACGCCTGGAGGACGGAGACGCTGTGATCCGCTTCATGGGCGGCGACGCTGCCGAGACTGCGTTTGACGTGATCTGCGTAGGCTTCCTACAGCTGCAAGCGCAGTACGGAGCCTTCGTGCAGGTTGATCTACAGATTATTTGAAAAAATTACCCCTACGGGGTGAAAGCCCCGAAACTGCTATGATAGGCTGATATTGTCCTCCTGTTTCACCGACACGGGGAGCGCCGGGCGGAAACGCCTGGGCTCCTTCGTGTCCGGTGGGCAGCTGAGAGACCGATGCACGGGGGCGAAACTCCCGCGATTACAAGGAGGAACACTTTATGAAGTTCAACAAACTGCTTACCATCAACCTGCACCTGTTTGACGGCGGCGCTGCTGCCGGTGCAGCTGGTGCCGGGGCCGGGGCGGCCGCTGCCGGTGATGGAGGCGCAAAGGGCGATACCAAGGGCGCAGTACCCGGAGCCACCCGCCGGGGAAAATCGGGCGAATACAGCAATGTGCTGTTTGGAAAGCAGAACGACGGGGCGACCGCTGCCGGAACTGTGACCAGCGCACAAGACCCGTCCCACGCCGCCGGTGCGGACAACAACCAGGGGGTGCAGACCACCTCCGACACTCTGGAGGCACGCCGCAAGGCGTTCCGGGATATGGTCAACGGTGAGTTCAAGGACGTTTTCACCGAGGAGACGCAGCGGATCATCAACCGCCGGTTCAGCGACACCCGCAGCCTGGAGGCTCAGGTGCAGGCTCAGCAGCCGGTAATCGATATGCTGATGCAGCGGTATAACATTGGCGACAGCGACATGAAGAAGCTGACCGAGGCATTGGAGAACGACAGCGCCTATTGGAGCGAGGCTGCCGAGGAGGCGGGCATGAGCGTGGAACAGTACAAGCAGTTCCGCAAGCTCCAGAGGGATAACGCTGCGCTGCTGGCCGCCCAGAAGGGCCGACAGCAGCAGGAGCAGGCCCAGCAGCAGGCGCACAAGTGGTACCAGGAAGCCCAGGCGGTTAAGGCGAAGTTCCCCAACTTCGACCTGGCAACCGAGCTGAAGGACCCCGCCTTTGCCAGTATGCTGCGTGCCGGTACTCCCGTGGAGCACGCCTATAAGGTTCGCCACTTCGACGAGCTGATGGGCGACGCCATGCAGGTCACCGCAGCCAACACGGAACGGCGCGTTGTGAACAACGTCCGCGCCAAGGGCAGCCGCCCGGCGGAGAACGGCACCGCCGCCCAGAGTGCATTTACCGTGAAGGACGACGTTTCCAAGCTGTCCAAGAAGGATCGCGCGGAAGTCGCCCGCAGAGCAATGCGAGGGGATCAAATCAAATTCTAACTCCTCTCGCTGACAGAAAGGAGTTTTCAACATGAAGAAGTTTCTTACCCGTCTGTTCCTGCTGCCTCTGAACCTTCACCTGTTCGACGGCCAGCTGAACACCAACACCACCGGCACCGATGGTCTGAGCGACGAGATGAAGACCTACTACAGCGACTACCTGATCGACCTGGTAGAGCCTGAGCTGGTCCATGATCTGTTTGCCCAGAAGCATCCCATCCCCAAGAACGGCGGCAAGACCATTGAGTTCCGCCAGTGGGACACCCTGCCCGAAATGCTTACCCCTCTGACCGAGGGCGTTACCCCCGACGGCCAGAGCCTGAGCATGAGCACCGTCACCGCCACCGTGGAGCAGTACGGCGGCTATGTGACCCTGAGCGATATGCTGATGCTGACTGCCATCGACCCCGTGCTGATC